AAACCGCTTCCTGGGATACCTGGGGGCCCAATCTTTATGCCTCCCCGGACGTCTTCAGATCTAGCAGCGTCGCAGGCAGAGTATCGCGGGAGCGCGTCACCTTACGCAGACCTTAGTTCGTTTTTGAACCGGCCCGTATTCGATCGCGGTTCTTTGCCAGAAGTGCAAGCTCCGACGCTGAGCGAAATCGGGACGGCACAAGCCAACGTCAGAAGACCCTTTCCCGGTTTTATCGACACCGGAATGGCGGATCGGATCGGTCGCAATCAAGAGATATCCAATCTCCGAGACGCGCTGAGACAAGACATATCGACCAGTGAAGAAGCTGCCCGGTCTGAGCGTTCCGATATCACCAAAAGTTTAGAGGATCGAATCGCCGAGTTGCGCACTGGCGTTGACACAGAAACCGAGGCCCTGCGCCAAGCGGGTGTCGACGAGCGTGCCGATCTGCTACGGCAAATCGAAGAAGGCGATCGGTTGGTACGGGAAGCTCAAACTGCTGCTATAGGTGATTTGACCGATCGTCAAGGCTCTTTGATCGGCGACTTGCAAAGCAGGATCGGCACCTTGTCAACCGACCTGACTGACATCAATAGCGTCATTGAACAGAATTTTACGGATCTGGTGGCTCGACAAGAGGAGTCAGCTTCAAGTCTCTCAGCCATCCAAGAGGCAGCTCAAACCGCGACAGACCAAGAACTCGGGATTTTGGGACAGCAAGCTGAGCGCGTGCAAGACGAAATAGGCGGACTAGGCCAACAGCTTGAGAGTTTGAGTGGCACACAAAATGAAATAGACAGCTTGAATCAACAGCTGGAGAGTCTTTATACCGATGTAGAGTCTGGGAACGCAGCTCAATCGGAAACGATACGCAGTGAGACCGCACAATTGATTTCTGGGCTCGAACAACAGATCGGTGGTTTGGCGGACAATCTCGGCGCTTTACCGATCGAGTCTATTCAAGCCCAGCTCGCCACTGTCAATGACCAAACAGCACAGTTTAAACAAGCAGTCGATTCGGCAGCAGGTGAGCGAGCGGATTTGTCTGCACGTTTAGAGGCGCTCCAAGCATCAGGTTTGACTCAAGAAGATTTGAGCAGCCTTTCCCAAAATATTGCAGGTCAGCGACAAGCCGACATTGCGGCGGCTCTCGATCCTATCGCGCAGCAAAGACAAACAGCAATAACCTCTGCTATCGATCCAATTCAACAACAAATCGAGGCGCTGCGAGGAGAGATACCCCAGCAGCAGAATATAGACGTCGAGGCGCTCCGTCAGCAGATTACAGACCAGGTGATGAGTCAGCTGCCACAACAGCAGACAACGGCGCCAGCTGAAACCACGACTCCGCCAATCACGGTTGAGCCAGAGGGTGACGCTTCGGCCGCAGCCATGAACCTCTCGGACGGCCAAGCAGATGCTTTGGGTCTTTTCGATGATCCGGCTCCAACTGGCGGCAGCTTGAGAGCAAGAGGCCAGCTCGGTTATCAACGACGCGATCAGTTTGACCCAAGGGGTCAGCAACAGTTTAATCAAACACCGGGCGTGAGAGACACCGTGGCTGTTCCGACTATGCGAAGCAATCAGATGACTGGCCGAGTTGGTCGGTTCATACCAGACACGCAGGATATTATGCGAGGCATCAACGGAAGGAGACTGTAATGGCTTCTGACAACATACCTGAAAACGTAGCGAATCCATCCCTGTACAAAAAAGCCAAGGCAAAAGCTAAGGCCAAATTCGATGTGTATCCGTCCGCTTATGCAAATGGCTGGATGGTGCAGGAGTACAAGCGGATGGGTGGCAAATACAAAGGCAAAACGGGTGGCGAAGTGACGCTAGACCCTGAAAAAAGCGATCTCGACAACGACGGCAAGCTTAGCGGCTACGAGCGCAAGCGCGGCACCGCAATTGCCAAGAGCATGGCCAAAAAAATGAACATGGGCGGAACTGTGATGGTTCAGGGCCGTGGTTGTGGTGCTATTATGCCAAGCAAGCAAAAGAAAACGAGAGTGCCCCGTGGCTAAGCCCAGAGGCGGTCTGAAGAAGTGGTTTGGCAAGGGCAAGGGTGGCAACTGGGTTGACATCTCAGCGCCCAAAGAAGGCGGTGGCTTTGAAAAGTGTGGTCGCAAGAGTGCCAGCGATTCTGATCGCGGTTACCCGAAATGCGTACCCGCAGACAAAGCTGCCAAGATGAGTAAGAAAGAAATCGCTTCTGCGGTTCGCCGCAAGCGGTCAAAGAAACAGGGTGTTGGTGGCAAGCCTACCAATGTCGCAACTTTCGCTAAGAATGGAGGCGAGATCATGAGAATGAAGAGCAAGATGGGCACGAAGGGCGGCGCAATGGGCGGTAAGAGAAAGATGAAGATGCCCGGCGGCATGAAGAAAGGCGGGTCAGCCATGAAAGCCAAAGGCATGGCTAAAGGCGGCGCTATGAAGACCAAGGGCTACGCGAAAGGCGGTGCCATGAAAGCCAAGGGGATGGCTAAGGGTGGTGCCATGAAAGCCAAGGGGATGGCTAAGGGTGGAGCTGCAAATGGCGGTATGAGAAAGCCTTCTAGCAAGAACAGTGGTTTGTATGGCCGTAAATAGTGGCTTATCTTCAAAGCAATATCCCACACTTCAAGGCGTGGGTTAGAAGAGAGTACACGGTCAACCATGAGCGATACCACGGCGAGTTTTTACACGCTATGGTTATCGCTGTGACCACTATGCCGACAAGGTGCTTGAGCTTTCAGGTCATTTTTACGGGCGCTGAGACTTACGACGATGACGAAGAACCAAACGTACATGGCGGTGCTATGTGGGCGAGGATGCCCATTACGGCGCTGGTTGCCGATACGCCCTTGGAAGATTGGCCTGAACCAATGCCGGTTTGGGCGGCGCAGCCTTGGGACTGTTCTTCTCACAATCACTCTGTTTATGTCTTAGATCGCGCAACACCGTGTCCTTGGCTCGCCAAGATTGATGGCGAGTTCTACCCAGCAAAGTATTATTTCACCGTCGATTACACTGAAAATGAAATAGCGGATGACCCAGCGCAGCACAAGCAGAGCCATGTTTTAGAGCTACTTGACGCTGGTAAGTGGACTGGAAACATTGTGGCGTTGCCGAACAACCGGGTAAGGGTGACACACCCAGCGTGGTTTGAGACGGGCGACGGTGCTCCAGACTTTAGGCCAAGCCAGCATATCCATTACAGTAAAAGCGACTTAGACTACACTCTTGACGTGAATCAGGTTTTCGACAACCTATACGCAGGTAAAAAAGATGGCCGTAAGCGGAAGTAAGGACTTTGAGTTAGACGTAGCCGACTACGTTGAAGAAGCGTTTGAGCGTTGTGGCTTAGAGCTTCGCACGGGCTACGATTTGAAGACGGCCAATCGTTCACTCAACCTGATGCTTGCAGAGTGGGCTAACCGTGGCTTAAACCAGTGGACGATTAACCAAAAAGTCTTGGCTATGGTTAAAGACACCACCTCCTATACGATTGATGCAACCAACCCCACGGCAACGATTGACGTGTTGGACGTATTTATTCGTGAGACCTTGGGTGGCGTATCAACAGACGTGCCGCTGACTCGCATGTCGCGCTCGGAGTATGCCAACCTGTCCACGAAGACAAGCACTGGCAAACCAAATCAATACCTTATTGACAAGCAGATCAGCCCAACCATCACGGTTTGGCCAGCGCCAGATCAAAGCTCGAAGTACGAATTGTACTTGAACGTGCTCAGTCGCATGGATGACGCAGATGCTGGCGCAAACACTCTGGAAATACCGTTTCGGTTTTACCCGTGCTTGGCCGCAGGTTTGGCCTATTACATCGCTCTGAAGCGAGTGCCAGAGAAAGTTTCCATGCTCAAACAGCTTTATGAGGAAGAGTTTGAGCGAGCCTTGAGCCAAGACCAAGACCGGGTGTCGTTCAGAGTCGCACCTGATTTGCGCGGATACAATTTAGGCTAATGGCTTTTGCATCCAACAAACGCGCTTATGGCATCTGTGACATCACGGGTTTTCGCTACCGCCTGCGCGACATGAAAATGACTTGGGACGGCTTGCTGGTTGGCCCAGACCAGTGGTCGCCAAAGCACCCGCAGCTTATGCCACGGCCAACGCCTGTAGACCCACAGGCTTTGCAGATCACGCGCCCTGATCAAGCAGCCGATGGCAACGACAACAATTTCTTTACTGTCTACACCAACGTGGGAGATGGTAAATTGGGCACAACTTTGCAAACTTTTGGACTTACTGTTAGTGTTGGCACTGTGGAGGTAACAACGTCATGAGCTTCACACTGGCAACACTAAAATCGACTGTGCAAGATTACTTGCAGGTCAATGAGACCACGTTCAACAACAACCTGAACACGTTTATCAAGGAAGCCGAAAGCCGCATATTCAAGCTGGTTCAGCTTCCAGAGCAAAGAAAAAATGTGCAGGGTACGTTGACGGCGAGCAACCGTTTCTTGGCTACGCCAAGCGACTTCTTTGCTCCATTCTCATTGGCGGTTATTGACAGCAACAACAAGTACCATTATCTGGACTTCAAGCACCCTTCATTCATCAAGGAATTCAGCCCCACCACCACAACGACTGGAAGGCCGAAGTATTATTCCTTATTTGACGAAACAGCTTTTGAGCTGTCGCCTGTGCCAGATTCTGGTTATACAGCAGAGTTGCATTATCTGTTCAAGCCAGCGTCTTTGACGGTTGGCAGCGATTCAGGTACGACAATTCTGTCAACGGATCACCCTGATCCCCTGCTTTACGGCACCTTGGTAGAGGCTGCTGTGTTCCTAAAAGAAGCTCCTGACGTGATAGCCAACTTCGAGGCTCGGTTCAAGGAAGGTGTCGCTCGGATGAAGAATCTGAGTGAAGGCCGTGGAACCAGAGACGAGTATCGATATGACTTATTGCGCACAGGGGTAACCTAATTGGAACCAATCAAAGAGCTTGAGGGCAAGAAAGTAGCGATCATCGGTCTGGGAGCCTCTCAGATCGACTATGTTATCGGCAAAGAGAATAGCGTCGAGTGGGACGAGGTTTGGGTGATTAACTCAGCCC